GGCGGCAACGTCGCGGCAGGGTGTGCAGGGTAAGCCTTGAGGGCGTGAGAGGGAAACGGGAGCCGGATCACGTGACTCGGCGTGGGGAGCAGCACAGGGTCCGCAAAGGACGCAAAGAGCGCAAAGCGATTACCACGACCCAGGTGCCGAGTCGGAGATGTGCGAATGCAGGAGCGGGTTTGGCATGTGTACGGCGCCACAGATGGCCCGCACGACCGATCTGCTCGCGGTGTCGGTTCCACCGCTGCGCGGCACATGGATGTGCAAGTGGCTCTGCACCCCCTTCGGTCGCCGCGAGCGGGCGCTTCCGGCATCCTGCCTCCCGCACCACTCGTACATCCTGTACATCGCAGGATGCGCAGGAGCGTCGCGGCTTGAACCGACCTACGATTTCTGCGAGATCAGTCAAGCGTGCGACAAAGGATGAGCCGCGCGCGTGCGGTGCGCGTGTCCGGTGAGTATCAGGGTGCAGGAAGGACGCTGTTCCACGAGCTGTATGACGCCTACGTCGCCGCGCGCCGCGGCAAGAAGCCCAGCATGAACAAACTGGCGTTCGAAACCCGCTGGGCGGACAACCTGCTGGACCTGGAGCGCCGCATCGTCGCGGGTCTGTGGGAACCGTCCCCCTATACGTGCTTCGTGGCGACGCGGCCAAAGGCGCGCGAAATCCACGCTCCTGACTTCTCCGACAGGGTCGTGCACCACTGGGCGGTGGCGAAGATTGAGCCCGTGTTCGAGCGTGCCTTCATTCATGATTCCTTCGCGAACCGCGCAGGCAAGGGCACCCACGCTGCCGTTCGACGCGCCAGCCAGTTCATGCGGCAGGTGCATAGCGGCCAGGGCGGGGGATGGTATTTGCAGTTGGACATCGCGAACTTCTTCTACTCCATCCCGCGACGGCGGCTTTGGGAGATACTCAAGCGCGGCATGGTTCGTGGCGGCGTGCCGAAGGAGGTCCAGCACGTGATGCACGCGCTGCTGCGGCGCTCTGCTAACGAGCACGGCGTGCGCCACCGCTCAACGCCGGCGCAGCGTGCCTTGGTGCCGCGACACAAGCAATTGGCGAATGCGCGGCCCGGCTACGGCCTGCCGATCGGCAACCTGCCCTCACAGTTCGTCGCCAACGTCTACATGAATGAGCTGGACCAGTTCGTGAAGCATCAATTGCGCGCGCACCGCTATATCCGCTATGTCGACGACTTCGTGATCTTCCACCACGACCGCGAGCAACTCGTCCAATGGCAGGCTCAGATCGAGCGCTTCCTCGCAGAGAACCTGAAGCTGTCCCTCAAAGCGGACGTCCGCCTTCGCCGCTTCACTGACGGACTCGACTTCCTCGGCTATGTCATCCGCCCGACGCACACACTGGTGCGCCGTCGCGTAGTCTCCCACGCCCGGCAGGCTCTAGCCACCTGGGCAGCAGAGCACGTATGCGGCGAGCGCATCCGCGCGACGCCCGACGGCCTCCGCCAACTGAAGTCCGTGTGGGCGAGCTACCAGGGCCACTTCCGCCACGCCGCCAGCCACCGACTCGCGCGCGGCCTGCACTGTAGGTTCCCGTGGCTGCAGGCAGCGACCGCTCCTCGCCGGTTCGACTGCCGAGTCGAGCACCAGGAATTTACCCTGCAATTTCGGGGTGCACACTGATGCAAGTCTGCTGCCCCGTGTGCTCAGCGGAGTTTCCCATCGAAGCCGGGTTGGTTGAGGGCGACGCCAAGCGCTTGGCGGCCGTGCTGGCCGACTTGGAGCCAGTCGTTGCCCGCGCGCTGATTGGCTATTTACGGCTGTTCAAGCCTCCGAAAACCGCCCTTCGCGTAGCGCGCGCGGTGAAGCTGGCGCGCGAGGTCGTTGATCTGATCGACGCTGGCGAAGTCAGTCGCGACGAGCGCACCGGCATGCGGCGCAGCGCTGCGCCGGCAATGTGGGCAGCCGGCATGGAGCAGATGGCTCAGAAGCGCGAGAGCCTGACGCTTCCGCTCGACGGTCACAACTACCTGCGCGTGGTGGTGTTCGCCCTGGCCGAGCAGCAGGCTGCGCGTGCCGAAGCGCGCGCCGAGGAAGCCAAGCGTACTGGCCAGCATCGGCGCACGGCGCCAGGTGGTCACACAGAGGCCGAGACCGCGCGCGATCGCGAGATTGCGTTCGTGCGGCAGATACATAGCTACGGCCAGATCGACGACGCCGAGCGCGACCGACAGCTCGCAACGATTGCGTCCAAATACCAGGGGGGCACATGAGCCAGCAGCGGGACTTGATCGGGCTGCCAGACGATGCAGACGAGCGCCAGGCGCTGGCAGATCGCGTTGGCGACGATGGCGCGGTGGACGATACCGATACCAAGTGGGCGCCGTTTCTTGCCGAGCTGTTGCAGGTCCTCGAAGCGCGGTACGCCCGGCGTGGGATGTGCGCACGCGACGCTTTCGACCTCGCGCGCGATAGCGTGCTCGAAATTGCACAGCACTTGGGCGGGCGGGTAAGGTACATCCCGCGCGGGGACCGCATCCGCACATCCCTGCGCGATGCCGAAATCTATCGGCGCTGCAACGGGCGGAACCATGATGCGTTGGCGACGGAGTTTGGCATTACGGCAATCCACGTCTATCGTATCTGCCGTCAACAATACAAGCTGCACTTGGGTCGGATGCAGGGTCGTCTCGCTTTCAACGAGGATCAATGATGAACACAGTGGGAGTCATGAAGGCGGTTGTTGCTGCGGGTCTGGTTGTTGCGGCATCCGGGTGCGACACCCACGGTGCCGCCGAGGAAGCGGTACGCGCGCAGTTGAAGGACGGCGACTCCGCGAAGTTCCGCAATCTATACGTGAAGACGCAATTTTCTGGTCAGTACGTAGGCACGAAATTCGTCAACGACGTAGCGACGTGCGGCGAGGTCAACGCCAAGAACGGCTACGGTGCGTACACGGGATTCAGGCGGTTCTACGTGCTCGGCTCAAGCGTCACCATCCCCGATGATGGCGATGACATTGGGATGAGATCGCTGAAGCTCCATTGCGACGGGTGACGCCATCAACTCGAACCCGACAAGCCCCGCCCCGCGCGGGGCTTTTCTTTAGCGCGCGCTACACCCTGCCGATGCGTCCACTGAGCGAGCCTACACGCGCGGGTTCGTGAGCTGTCCCCGCCGCCCGGCGGCACTTCCCCTGAGTGTGCGCCGGGCGTTCCTATCTGCCGGAGGACGCCGTGGACATCCGCACTCGATTCGTAGCGCTGTATCAGCGCGCAACCGCGCAGCCTGTCATTGCGCTCGCTTGGGCCACGTTCGCCGTTGTCGCGGTTCTCAACCCCGCCAAGGTCGGCGTACTGGTCTACGGCGTATGCAAGTTGGCGCTTTTCGCGCACGCCGGTAACTGGGTCGACTGCCGTCGATTCCCCGACGATCAGCCGGAGAAGTTGACCGGCATCGAACAGGGAACGGCTTGGAAGCGCAAAGCGTGGATCATCTGCGCCGCGATCCTCGCCGGAGCGCTCGCGCCGTGATGCGCCGGGCCTACGATCTGCCGCGATGCGCGCTGCGTTGCATCCGCTACTACGTCACGATCGGCGCCGTGGTGTTCGCTGTGCTTGTGCTGAGCGGGATGCTTGCATCCGTCGACGCCGCCGAGCTGCGCATCCCGGAGGCCAGCGCGCGCTACCGCATCGCAGTCAACCGCGCGGCCGGCGATGCGTTCGGGCTCGATGCCAGCCCCGCACGCCTCGCCGCGCAAATACATCAAGAGTCCGGATGGCGGCCCGATGCGCAGAGCGCCTATGCGGTCGGGCTGGCGCAATTCACGCCGGCCACCGCCAAATGGCTGCCGAACGTGTGCCCTCAGCTCGGCGCATTTGATCCGTGGGACGCCGGGCAGGCCGTGCGTGGCGCCGCATGCTACGACGCCTGGCTACATGCGCAGAACCGCGCGATGGGCGTCGGCGCGACGATCAGCCCCTGCGCGCGTTGGACGTTCACCTTGCGCGCCTACAACGGCGGCCAGGGCTGGATCAACCGCGAGCGCCGCGCCACCGCCGCTGCAGGCGACGATCCCAACAACTGGGCCGACGTGGAGCGCCACAGGTTGCGCGCCGCATGGGCGCACCGCGAAAACACAGACTACCCGCGCCGCATCCTGATGCGTCTCGAACATGGCTACGTCAGCGCAGGCTGGTCGGGTGAGCCCGTGTGCGAGGCGCTGCGATGAGCGAGCGCTCGACTATCACCGCAGAGGTCGGCTGGGCACGCCGCAAGCGCGTGCGCGCCTACGTCGCCCAGCAGGCTGTGATCAATGCCGAAATCCGTTGGGCTGAGGACCAGTACATCGGCGGATCGACGTTTACGGTCAGCGCCCCCACGCGCACCGCTGAGGCGATGCGCGCCGAGATCGATCGCATGGGCAGTTGGCTATGAGCGTGCTCTCGAAACTCGCCGGCACCGTCACGGCTGGCCGAGCCCTCGCCTACGGCGCCGCCGCCTGCGTGGCGTTGTCGACGGCTGCGTTTTTCGCTGGCGTCCACCTCGGCAGGGGCTGGGAGCGCGGCAAACAGGCTGAGGTCAACGTGACCGCGCTCGGACGGCAGATCAGCGCGTTTACCGCGTCGCTCGACATCGCGGCAAAAGACAACGCAGCAGCGCAGCGCGATCTCTCTGCCGCAATACAGGAGACTACTGATGAACTCGAAAGACGCCGCAGCGCAGCCGATGCCGCCGCGCGCAGCCTGGATCGCGCGCTGGACGCTCGCCCCGATCTGCGCGATGTGCGCGTTGGCGCTGACATCCTGCGGGCTTGGAACGCAGGCAACTCGGGCAACGATCCCACCGGAGGTTCTGGCCCTGCTGCACCCGATCCCAGCGACGCCGCTCCCGCCAGCGGAGTGCCCGCCGCTCCCTCTAGCGACCGACGACAGCATCCCGACCCTGACACGCAACCACGGCCGGGTGTCAGCGCTGTATCACCAATGCGCGGGGCGCGGCGACGGTCTGTTGTTGCTGCTGCGCAAGCGCGAGCGGATCGAGGCAGAGCGGATCGCGCGAGCGGCGGCGGCGCTACGCGCCAGTGGGGAGTAGCGCATGGCTGAGTTTAGTACCGCTGATGATGGTGTGATCGAGTTTATCGAGCACGTGCAGACATGGCATGCACGCATGACCGCGCAACTGAGCGAGATCGTGAACAACAAGGGCGCGAGCATACAGGTCGGGGACAAGCTCATTGCTGCCGACAGCGACATCGCAAAGGGCATCCGGTTCGGAGTCGGGCTATCACTCGACATGCTGGGCGAACTGCCGTTCAAGGTCGATCGGAATGGCTGACATTGCTGATCGCGCAGAGGTCGCCGAGACACAGGACCGCGATGACGCGCTCGATGCTCATAGAGCGCGCGTGGCGCTGGAGGAGCGCATCGCCGCCGCCAATCGTCCGCGCGTACCGGATGCGGAGCGCTGCTGCGTCGAGTGCGGAGAGCTGATCGGTGTCGAGCGACTGCGCTTACTTCCGTTTGCCGGTCGCTGCGCGCAGTGCGCGGCGGAACACGAGAAGCAGATGCGCATGCGAGGGGTGTGGCATGGGTGATGGGCTGATCCAAATTTCCATGAGCGGTGCGGCCGTGTTGGTTGTCGGCGTGTTTGCGCTGGTATTCGGGTTCGGGCTGGTGCTGCTACGGCAGTTCGAGAAGAGCGCCGCTGCGCGCGATGCGGCCAGCCTTGAAATTGGGCAAACGGACCGCGCTACGCGCGAGCGCGAAATGACCGACCTGCGCGGCCTGATCGCTAGCGAGAGCCGACGCATCGGCACGATCAGCGAGCAAATCGACGATCTGCTCGACATCGATAAGCGCCTGCGCGTCCTGGAGGAATGGCGGCGGCACGTGCCGACGAACGATGACATCGACGAGGTGAAGGCACTGGTTGGCGGAGTCAGCGCGCAGGTGGCCGCCATCGGGGAGCGATCCCTCACGACTCAGTCCGTAGTCACGCGCATTGAACAATACTTGCTGGAGCAGAAATGAGCGCATACCAATCCTACGTGCGCGAGCAGCGCCGCCTGGTGATCCTGCGATTGCTCGCCGAGCAGTCTGCGTACAAGAGTAACAGCTCGGTGCTGCACGCAAGCGTGGACCGACTCGGTATCTCGTCCTCGCGGGACGATGTGCGCACCGACATGACCTGGCTGGCTGAGCAAGGGCTCCTTCGGTTGGACGAGCCCGCTGAGGGCGTGTACGTCGGCGTACTCTCCGAGCGCGGTCTCGATGTTGCGCAAGATAAGACGCATGTGCCGGGTGTCGCCAAGCCGAGTCCGAAGTGATGGCGCGGCGCCGCGTAAAGTCCAGCATCAGCCGACTTCCGCCCGAGCAGCGCGAGCACATCGAGCGGTTGATTCGCGAAGGGCGGATGACGCTGAACGAAATGATCGCGGACTTGCAGACGCGGTTCCACGGCGAGCCCGCTGCTGACGTATCCCGTTCGGCCCTGCACCGTTTCGATAAGCGGATCGCAGAGATAGGCGCAGAAATGCGCGAGATTGAGACAGCGGCATCGGCGCTGGTGGGAGAGCTCGGCGAGGGATTCGGCGAGAAATCGACGGAGCTGCTGTCGCAGGCGATCACCACGCTGGCGATCCGCACAACGTTCAAGGCGAGCGATCAGGAGGACCTGGCGATCGATGACGCCCGGAAGTTGGCGCGCATGGCGAAAGACTCGATGGACACACGTCGCATGAGTCTTGCTGCGCGCCAGGCGATCGAGAAGGCCGCACGCGAGAAGTTGCTGGCTCAGCAGAAAGCCAATCTCGACAAGGTGGTCAAGAGCGGTGGTCTGTCAGAGGCGGCAGCGGCCGACATGCGCAAGAAGATTCTGGGGGTCGCGTGACCGACTTGCTCGCACGCGAACTGCCGGCGGCGATTGCGCGGGAGATCCATACCGACACCGGTGCGGTGCTGCTGCCGTACCAGCGCGCCTGGATTGCCGACGACAGCGACCTCAAGGTGGCTGAGAAGAGCCGCCGCATCGGCCTGACGTGGGCCGAGGCCTCGGACGACGTGCTGATTGCCGCGCGGTCGCGCCAAGCCGGTGGCATGAACGTCTACTACATCGGTTACAACATGGACATGGCTATCGAGTACGTCGAGGCCTGCGCGATGTGGGCGCGTGTCTTCAACGAGGCGGCTGGCGAGATCGAGGAAGGCGAGGAAGTTTTCAAGGACGGCGACGACGAGAAGCACATCAAGACCTATACCATCCGCTTTGCCTCTGGCTTTCGGATCGTGGCGCTCAGCAGCAGGCCGGCGAACCTTCGCGGCAAACAGGGCGTCGTCGTATTCGATGAAGCAGCGTTCCACGGCGCGCTCGATGAGCTGCTCAAAGCGGCGCTCGCGTTGCTGATCTGGGGCGGCAAGGTCAGGGTGATCTCTACCCACGACGGCGATCAGAACCCCTTCAACGAGCTGGTGACCGAGATTCGCGCTGGCAAGCGCAAGGGCAGCGTCCACCGGATCACCTTCCGCGACGCCGTCGAGCATGGCCTGTTCGGTCGCGTGTGCATGCGCAAGGGTGTGCCCTGGGATGAGGAGGCGCAGGCCAAGTGGGTGGCCGATGTGTACGCCTTCTACGGCGACGCCGCCGAAGAAGAGCTGGACGTGGTTCCGAGCCAAGGGTCTGGTGCCTGGCTGACCACGGCATTGATCGAGGCGCGCATGATCGATGCGCCGGTGCTGCGCTATACCTGTCCGCAGGGCTTCGAACGCCTGCCGGACGAGGAGCGCTTCCGGATCATCCAGGAATGGCTGGACGCGGAAGTGGCGCCGCTGTTGGCGGCGCTCGATCCCAATCTCAACAGCTATTTCGGTCAGGACTTCGGTCGCAGCGGCGATCTCACCGTGATGGTGCCCGCGCAGGTCGAGCAAGCATTGCGCCGCCGCGTGCCGTTCGTGCTCGAGCTGCGCAACATGCCGCACCGGCAGCAGGAGCAGATCGCCAAGTTCGTCATTGGCCGCCTCCCGCGATTCCAGAAGGCGGCCGTAGACGCACGCGGCAACGGCCACGCGGTATCGGAGTTCCTCGCGCAGGATTTCGGATACGAGCGCGTGGAGCTGGTGATGCTGACCGAGGGTTGGTATCGCGAGCAGATGCCGCCGCTCAAAGCGGCGTTCGAGGACGACACCATCGCGTTGCCGCGCGACAAGGACATTCTCGTTGACCTGCGCGCGATCAAGGTCGTCAAGGGCGTTGCGCGCGTCCCGGAAAAGAAGACGGCCGGCAAGGACGGTGGACAGCGCCACGGCGACGCCGGCGTAGCGCTGGCGCTGATGCACTACGCGAGCCGTCAGGACGTCGAGGAGATCGACTACTACCGGGTCAGACTCAATGCCGCCGGGCGCGAGGACTATGAGCGCGCGCTGTCGCTCGGCGCCGGCTGGCGCACTCGTGAGGGCATCTGGTAATGGCTACTGTGGCGTCGCGCATTCTTGGACCTGACGGCAACCCGATCCAGATCGCTGTGCTGGATGAGGAGATCGCTGCAGGCGGCATTACCGGCATCCGCCAGGTGTGGCGGAACAGCGTGGCCGACAACCTGACTCCGGCTCGCCTCGCCAGCATTCTGTCCGCTGCCGCAGAGGGGAGCGCGAGCGACTACTTGACCCTGGCGGAGGAGATGGAGGAGCGCGACCCGCACTATGCGTCCGTGCTCGGCACCCGCAAATTGGCGCTCGCAGGGCTTGACCCGCGTGTCGATTCGCTCAGCGACGATGCCAAGGATGTAGAGATCGCGGATGCGGTACGTGAGCTGGCCGCAGCGCCGTGGTTTGGCGACGCGGTGTTCGACTTGGCCGACGGGCTTGGCAAGGGCTACTCGGTCTGTGAAATCGTGTGGGACCGCAGCACTAAGCCGTGGCGGCCGGTGCGGCTGCCGTGGCGCGATCAGCGGTTCTTCGAGTTCGATCGCGAGACGGGCCAGGATCTTCGGTTGCTGGACGATGCCGATCCGGTGCACGGCATTGCGCTGCCGCCGTACAAGTTCATCGTGCATCGGCCCAGGATTCGCTCGGGCTTGCCAATACGCGGCGGGCTCGCGCGCCTGGTCGCCGTCGCCTACATGTGCAAGGCGTGGAGCTGGAAGGACTGGATGGCCTTCGCGGACATCTTCGGGCTGCCGCTGCGCGTGGGCCGCTACGGCCCGAACGCCACCAAGGATGACATCGCCAAGTTGATGTCGGCGGTCGCCAACCTTGGCTCCGACGCGGCGGCGGTGATGCCCGAGAGCACCCGGGTCGAGTTCCAGGCGGCGCCGAACACGGCCGGCGCGGCCGAGTTCTTCGAGAAGCTGGCCAACTGGTGGGACAAGCAGGTCAGCAAGGCGGTGCTGGGCCAGACCATGACCGCCGACGACGGCTCATCGATGAGCCAGGCCAAGGTGCACAACGAAGTGCGCCTCGATCTGCTCAAAGCGGATGCCCGTGCGTTGCAGAACACGCTCAACCGCGACTTGGTGCGTCCGTTTGTGGACCTCAACTTCGGGCCGGGGAGCTATCCGACGCTGGTCTTGCCCGTTCCGGAGCCCGAGGACGTCCGGCTGCTGGTGGACGCGCTGGAAAAGCTGGTGCCGATGGGCCTTGAAGTCGAGCAATCGGTAATCCGCGACAAGCTCAATCTGCCGGACCCGGCCACCGGAAAGGGCGTCAAGTTGCTGCGTGCCGCTGGCGCGGCCGCGCCGGCACTGAACCGAGCGCAGAACCGCGAAACCCAGCCCATCGTCGGCCGCGAGGCCCAACTCGTCGATCTGCTGGCGCGCCGCGCCGATCCGATCATCGCGGGCTGGATCGACCAGATCGAGGCGCTGGTGCGGAGCGCCGAGTCGCTGGAGGAGATTCGCGACGGGCTGCTCGCGCTGCTGCCCAATCTGGACACGGAGCAGTTCGGCCAGGTGATGCAGCAGGCGCTTGCGATTGCTGGTGTGGCCGGCATGAGCGACGCCCGCGACGACGCCGATGCCTGAGGTTCGCGGCAGCTTCCGCAGTTTCGATGCGGCCGAGCGCTTCTTCCGGCAGAAGATCAACCTGCCGACGCAGCGCTGGGATGATTTGTGGCAGGGCCAGCATGCACGCGCCTTCATGGCAGCAGGCGTAGCCCGCGACGCGGTGCTGGCCGAGCTGCGTGCGGCTGTCGATGCCGCTATCGCCAAGGGCGAGACGCTTGCCGACTTTCGCGCCCGCTTCAGGGACATCGTGGCCCGCCACGGCTGGATCGGCGGCGCCGGCAACGAGAGCGACGCCCGCCGGGCGTGGCGTGCCCGCGTGATCTACCAGACCAATCTGCGCACGGCGTACATGGCCGGGCGATGGGACACGCTCAAGTCGTTTCCCTACCTCAAGTACCAGCACCACACCCTGCTCAACCCGCGCGAGCAACACGTCGTGTGGGATGGCCTGATTCTGGCCAACGACAACCCGTGGTGGCAGACCAACTACCCGCCCAACGGTTGGGGCTGTAACTGCACCGTCACCGGCGTGTCCGAGGCGCGGCTGCGCGCGGATGGGCGCCGGCCCGACAAGGCCCCCGCCGAGGTGCCAGGCGACCCGCCGCCCGAGTGGGCGTACCACGTGGGCGTTGCCGACCAGGGACGCGAGATCGCTGACCCGGCACTGGCGCGACAGCTCGGCGAGCAGTGGACGCAGATGCCGGGACGCTCGCACGGCGACTTCGGGCGGCCCGACCAGGTACCCGTCGACACGCCGGTCGCGCAACCGCTGCCGGAGGCTATCCGTCAGCCGGCTGAACTGCGGGATGCGTGGGATCGCCTGTACGGGCAATCCACCACTCTGCGCGATCCGGCGGGTGCGGAGGTGATCGTCAGCCGCCAGGTCATCGAACACTGGCTGGGCCAACCCAAGCGCCTCGACGGCCGTGAGACGTATTTGCCGCTGCTGCGCGAGACGATCGAATCGCCGTTCGAAATCTGGGCCAGCTTCGCGCAGAACGGGCTCGGCCGGGTCGGCGTCCGGCGTTTCTACGTCAAGAGCATGCGGCTGGCGGGGGGAAGGTCGGTGACGCTGATCGCAGAGGTACAGCCCGGCGGCATCTGGGGCACCTTCAACTTCTTCGTGGGCTCGCGGCCGCAGCCGCGCTCGCGACAGGGTCTGCTGGTTTACGGCCGCCCCCATCAAAGCGATGGGGGCGGCTGATGGCCTTTGCCTACAAGCACACCAGCGTGCCCTGCGGCGCTCCCTGCGGACTATCGGGCGCTGGCCCAGTCCGTTGGAGGATCGCGACGAAGTCGCCACACCGGGGCCGGCCAGACCCCCAGCCCGTGGCGCGAGCATAGCATGGCCGACGCATTCCTTATTGTTGTGGACGACGCCAAGGCGCACGCCTGGTTCGGCCGCTTGCTCGAGCGTAGCCGCGACCTGTCGGGCCTGATGGACGACATCGGCGAGACGGTCACCGAGAGCGCGCAGCACCGCTTCGCGCTTGGCATTGCGCCCGACGGCACGCCGTGGGTGCCGCTGGCCGACGGCAGCGGCCGTACCCCGCTGGTGGACTCCGGGCGCATGCGCAACGACATCGCTCCCAGCCACGGACCGGACTGGGTGGAGATCAGCGCCGCGGCGCGCCAGGCGCGCTGGCACCAGGAGGGAACCGCCCCGTACACCATCGAGCCCAAGAACAAGAAGGCACTCGCATGGGCCGGCGGCCCTGGCCCGCGCAAGAAGGTCCACCACCCCGGCCTGCGGGCGCGGCCCTTCATCGGGCTATCGGCCGAGGACGAGCAGGCCATCGAACGGCTGGCCGAGGCGTGGCTCGATCTAGTGCCGGATGGCGGTTGATCACGTTCTGGAGCGATGGCCGCATGAGAGGCGCAACAGCGCAAATAGACCCCCAATCCGCTACCCACACACGCCGCCGAGGCGCTGTTGGCGCTGTGCGCAGATTTAAACGGGTTTTAAACGCGGTTGATGGTTGGTGCGCACGCACGCATCGTTGCTGTTTGCGAAATCGCGCGTCTTGCGCCCACAATCGGCACTGTCGCCGGCACCGTTGCATGCTGATCGGTACCCGGTCAGCCATCGCGCGTGTCGGCGCCACAGCGGGCTGCATTCTTTAGCGCGCGCTACACCCGCGAGCTAGTTGCCCGCTCCCAGACTGACCGCCATGCGCTGTCAGTCCGTTGCCTTTAATTCAGAGCTAGTCCTGGCCGATGGGGTCGCTCCCGCGTCGGTGCAGTTGATTCCGGCTGGTCCACGCGTCAACGGCTTCGACGGCCGTGCGTGGATATTCGATGATCTCTCTCACAAGGCCGTGCTGGCCGGCTTCGGCGCGCGGGGCCTCGACCTGCCAATCGACTGGGAGCACGCCACCCAGCACCGCGCACCGAAGGGCCAGGATGCCCCGGCCGCTGCATGGATCACTGCGCTGAACATGCGCGATGGCCAGCTATGGGCCGACGTGGCGTGGACACCTCGCGGCGCCGAGCAGGTCGCCGACCGGTCCTACCGCTATCTGAGCCCGGTATTCGACTACGAGGTCGAGACCGGACGCATCGTCCTGCTGGTCTCCGCAGGCCTGACCAACAAACCCAACCTGCGCCTGCAGGCGCTCAATCAAGAGGAACACGCGATGAACCGATCCGCTGCCCTTGTGGCGGCGATCACGGGTGCGCTCGGCCTGACGGCCGACGCAAACGATGACGCCGTGGCACAGGCCATCAATAGCATCAAGCAAGACCGCGACACCGCGCAGGCGGCCAACCGCGAATCGGCGCCGAGTCTGGACCGCTACGTGCCGCGCGCCGACTACGACGTGCTCGCGCAACGCGCCACCAACGCCGAGCAGACGCTGAAAGCCCACAAGGACGGCCAGCACAAGGTCGAAGTGGACGCGGCGATCGAGGGCGCCCTCAAGGCCGGCAAGATCACCCCAGCCACGTCGGAATACCACCGCGCCACTTGCGCCGATACCGAGGGCCTGAACCGCTTCCGTGCGTTCGTCGGTGCGGCCCCCGTTGTGGTCGATGACCCCGGCCTCGACAAGCGCAAGGCAGCGTGCCCGGCCACCGCACTCAACGCCGAGCAGAAGGAGGTGTGTCGCCTGCTCGGTATCACCGAATCTGATTTTGTCGCCGAGCTGGCGAAGGAGTAACAGCGCATGGCCATCGTCACACCCGCCTTGATCCAGGCTCTGTACGTCGGCTTCCGCCGCGATTTCCAACAGGCCCTGTCCGACACCCCGACGGACTGGCAGCAGATTGCCACCGAGGTGCCGAGCACCACCAAGTCCAGCACCTATGGCTGGTTGGGCCAGTTTCCGCAGTTCCGCGAATGGATCGGCGACCGTGTCGCAAAGGACATGGCGGCGCACGACTACTCGATCACGAACAAGAACTGGGAGTCGACCGTCGACGTCCTGCGCCCGGACATCGAAGACGACACCGTAGGGGTCTATGCCCCGTTGTTCTCCGAGATGGGTCGAGCAGCCAAGGCTCAGCCCGACGAACTGGTGTTCGCACTGCTCAAGACGGGGCTGGCCTCGCTGGGGTATGACGGTCAGGCATTCTTCGACGCCGAGCACCCGGTTTACCCCAACGTCGACGGCACCGGCGCGCCGACCCTGGTATCCAACCACGATGTGGATCTGGTTGCACGGCCCAACAACCCGATCTGGTACCTGATGGACACCAGTCGGGCGATCAAGCCGATTCTGTTTCAGAACCGCAAGAAGCCGGTGCTGACGGCACTCACGGCCCTGACCGACGAAGTGGTTTTCACCAGCAACAAGTTCCGCTTCGGTGCCGACAGCCGCAACAACGTGGGCTTTGGCTTCTGGCAGATGGCGTACGCCAGCAACCAGCCGCTGGACGCCACCCACTACGCCGCAGCTCGCGCCGCCATGAAGGCGTTCAAGGCCGACGGTGGCCGCCCGCTGGGTCTCAAGCCGAACACGCTCGTCGTGCCGCCGGCGCTGGAGTCGCCCGGTCGCAAGTTGCTGGTGAAGGACGAGAACGGCGGCAACGAGTGGGCTGGCAGTGCCGCGCTGGTCGAGAGCAGTTGGCTCAGCTGATCCGGCCCGCCATTCACTGAGCGCCCCGGCCGGTTCGCCCCGGGCGGGGTATCACCAAGGAGATACCGATGCCGATCAAGATCATTGCCAAGCACGAGCCCCATTTTCGCGCCGGCATGCGCCACGCCCTGCAGGGCGCTGTCCATGCGGACGGCGCGTTCAGCGAAGAGCAGATCGCAGCCCTCCAGAGCGACCCGCACCTGATCGTGTCCGAGGTCGCCGATGAGCTGGCTCCGGCCGGGACTCCGCCCGAGGGCGTCGAGAACGCGCCGCCCGCAGCCACCAAGCGCAAGGCGAAGTAAAAGCGCATGTACGTCACGCCCGCCCAACTGATCGACGGACCGGACAGCGCGCAGGAACTTGCGCAGTTGTTCGGTGTTGCGACGGACCTCCTGCGTGCAGTCGTCGCCGGTCAGGATGTCAGTGCGTGGCCACCCGCTGAGGTCGCTATCGCGCAAGACGCGCTGGCCAGCATCGAGCAGCGCATCGCCCATGCCGATGGCGAAGTCAACGCACGCCTGGCGAAGCGCGGTTATACCCTGCCGCTGGACCCGTTGCAGTTTCCGGTGCTGACGGTCTGGGCACGATCGATCGCGCGCTATCACCTGCACCCACACCGCGATCGCACCAGCACCGAAACCGGGCGACTCGAGCGCGACCACACGGACGCTATTCGCGCGCTCGACTTCGTGGCAGTAGGCAAGCTGTCGCTCGGCGCAGGCGATCCGCTGGCTGTCGATGCCGCTGCATCGGGCGTGCAAGTTTCCGGCCGCACGCGCCTGTTCACACGCGACACGCTGGGTGCGCTGTGAGCGTCGGCCCCTTCGACATCACCCCCGTGATCGATCGGCTACGCGCGTCGGTGCCGACACTGCGGCAAGTCGACGGCGCAGCCGAGCTGGACGCGGCCATGAACAGCGTCAGCGCGGCGACGGTTCCGGCGGCCTATGTGTTGCCTGCGCTGGAGTCTGCCGGCGAGCCCAAGGGATCGTCGCAACGGATGATCCAGATCGTCAGCGTGACGGTGGCCGTTGTCATCGCCGTGCGCAACTACCGCCGCGCCGATCTCGGCGGCGCGGCGGGCGCGGACCTGGGCGGGGTGATAGCCGCCGTCCGCAACGCTGCGCTCGGGTGGACACCGCCAGGCGGCGAGAAGCCATTCGACTTCAAAGCCGGTCGGCTCGAGCGCAGGCAGGACGCAGCGCTGTGGTGGCAGGACCTGTACCGCACCCAATACCGCATTGAGGTAACCGCATGAATCGTGAAATCCCGCTGCCGGGCTCTGGCGGCAGCTACACCGTGGCCAACACCAAGTTGGTGCGAGTCGAAGCCACCACGGCACCTAACCCTGGCAAGTCTGCCGCGAAGCGGCGCGATGTGCTCTCCGCACCGGCCGCTGCGCCGGGATATGCGAACGATCCCACCGAAACCCCCGCGCGCAAGCGCGTCAAGGAGTAAGTCATGGCCGTCCTGGAATCCTTCGAGCGTCGCGGCGTCATCCTCAAAAAAGAGGTCACCGAGGGCGTCGACTCGGTGCCAACCGCCGCGGCGAACGGTCTGCTGCTGCTCAACGGCACCAGCAAGATCGAGGCGAACACGGTTGAACGTGTGATCGACCGGCCGTATTTCGGTCACGATCCGTTCGTGCTGACGCAGTTCCGCGGCACGATCGAGGGCGAGATCGAATTGATCGGCGCGGCGGCGCCTGGCACCGCTTCGCGGCTCAGCACCGCGTTGCAGATCGTTGGATTCGCCGAAACCCTGGACGCCGTGGGTCCGCCGGCGTTCGCACGTTATAACCCCATCAGCACCGGCTTCCCCAGCGGCTCGGCCTACTTCTACCACGCCGGCACGCTCAAGAAGCTGATCGGAGCGCGAGCGTCGATCAGCGGGCTCTCGATCAAGATCGGCGACTACGCCAAGGCCAAGATAACGATCCTGGGCAACGTGTCCGGCGACGTCACCGAAGTGGCCCTGCCCGACATCGATGTCAGCGGGGTGCAGACGCCCGTTGCCATCACGACCGAGACCTTCACGCTCTCGCTCAACGGATTCAACGTGGACGGCGTCGAATTCAACTCTGATCTCGGAATCGACGTGGGCATTACGGAGCACTCCGAAGCGCGGCTCGCGCGCATCCGCGATCGCAAGCCCACCTTCGACTGCTCTTTCTATCGCCCGGACAAGGCCGACCTCGACGTGTACGCCCTGCAGAAGGCGCACACGCTGATCCCGATCATCGCGCTGGTCGATGGCGGTCTCGGCAAGCTCACCCGCGTCACTGTCGGCTTCGGGCAGATCGAGACGGTCGAGGAAGTCGAGTTGGACAAGGACTTTGGCTACAAGGTCAGCGGCCGCTGCATCCCGAGCGCCGGCAACGACGAAATCAAGATCGAGTTCGAGTAACCGATCAGCGCCCACATCACGCGAACGCCTCAACCCACAGCGGCCGGACAACCGGCCGCGATCACACTCAAGGAATTCTCATGCTCAAGTTCGTCCGCACCGACACGTTCCGCGCCAACGTCAACGTATGCCTGCCGGGCAGCGATCCGCAAAAGCCGGTCGAAGGCTCATTTATTGCGACGTACAAGCACTTCGATCGCGCCGGATTCGAAGCACTGGTCGACGAACAACTCGGCGATGCGGCGTTCCTCGATCGCGTGCTGGTAGCAGTCGATGGTATCGGCGACGAGAGCGGCAACGCGATCGCGCAGGACGCGCAGCGCGAGCTGGTGATCAGTGACATTGCGCTGGCCGGTGCAGCAGTAAGGGCGTTCATGACGAACCTGGCGGGGGCGGCCGCAAAAAACGCCAAACCGTCGCGCGGGCGCTGAGCGGGGCCAGAGCGACGGATGAGGATGCTCCGGCAACCAGCCAAGAGCTACAGCACGGCACCCACACGGGTGCCGACTGGCTGCGTGCGGTCGATGCCGGAGACACCGGCGAGCGCGTCGTCGACGTGCTCGCTTGCAATTGGGACGCGCTGTGCGTCTACCAGCACTGCGCACAGCAAGTGGTCGGCGGCGGGTTCGGCATGGTCCACCTCGGCGTCTCCGCTGCGGAGTGCAGAGCGGCGATCGCGCTGTTGCGCCAGCCGCGCACTCGTTGGGCGGAGATCCTCGACAGCGTGCAGCACATCGGCCAAATCGTTGCCGCTGAACTCAATCGGCGCGTGCGTCGCGGGTGATGCCGCATCCCACTCGTGCGGAGTGACTGTCGATGTCTGACCAGACCGTCACCCTGCGCATTCGCACTGACGCAGGCGGCACTGTCACCGCTGTACAGGGTGTCGTCGCGGAGGTCGACAAGATCGGCGGCGCGGCGCAGCGTGCCGGGCGCGAGGCTGGGGCCGGGTTCGCGCAGACACGCACGTCGGCATCCACAGCGACCGAAGTGGTGCGCAATCTGCGGCAGCAGGTGCTCGGGTTTTTCGGCATCGCCGCCGGCGCCGCGGCGATCCGCACCGTCACCCGGCTGGCGGATGAGTACACCAACCTGCAAAGCCGTATTCGCCTCGTCACCGACAGCCAGGCGCAGGCGAATGCGGTTAGCGCGCAGGTGTTCAACATCGCCCAGCAGACCCGTTCGGAACTGTCCGCAACAGGTCAGCTCTACACCACCCTGGCACGCAGCACCGCCGATCTGGGTTTGAGCCAGTCGCAACTGGCGCAGATCACGCAGACGGCCAATCAGTCGTTTGTGGTGTCGGGCGCCTCTGCGGATTCTGTGCGCGCGGCTATCGTGCAGCTCTCGCAGGGACTCGCCAGTGGCGCGCTGCGCGGTGACGAGTTCAACAGCGTGGCCGAGCAGGCGCCGATCCTGCTGGACCTCGTCGCCGAGAGCTTGGGCAAGAGCCGCGGCGAGTTGCGAGAGTTTGCCGCGCAAGGCGGCATCACCGCGAAAATCCTGACCGATGCGTTGCTGAGCGGTGCAGTCAATGTGCAGCGGCAGTTCGACGGGATGCAGATCACAATTGCTGGCGCTGGTCAGCAGGTCGAAAGCGCCGCCGCCAAGTTTGTCGGCGGAGCAGGCCAGGCCAGCGGCGCCAGCTTGGCGCTGGCATCCGCCATTTCTCTGCTGGCAGGTAATTTCGACGCGGTGGCGACAGTGAGCGTCGCCATAGGCGCGATTTATGGCATTCGTCTGGTTGCGCAGCTCGGCGCGTCGGCCTTGGCGTGGGCCAGTAACGGACTGCAAGTGCTCGCGTATAACGCATCGTTGCTGCGACTGGGCGCGACGTCGCCGCTGGTGGCTGGCGCGTTGCGTGGCGTCACGGTATCTGCTGTGGGGCTGAGCGCGGCGCTTGGTCCAATCGCGCTCGGTCTAACGGCACTCGCAGTAGCGATAACTGCTGTGAGGTCGAGTGCAAATAGCGATCCGCTGCGCAAACAGATCGAGTCGCTCGACGAACTGAACCAGAAGCTGCGCGAACAGGCTCGGCTGCAACGGCTGATTGATTCGTCACGCGCGACGAGTGCGAGCGTGCAGAGCGTGTCCGACATCGATCAGGCACAGCGTCGCGTCGATGATCTCAATGCGCGCCTCGAACGTATCACCGCTGGTCCGCGCTCGCGCGGGACCGAGTCAGCAATAGCCGCCATCCGTCGCGAGATCGACGCGGCAACGCGCAGCACGGAGCAGTACGCCCGCAAGCTCGGCGAGAACGCTGCGCTGAGCGGATCGTTCGATAAGTTGCCGCCGACGATGAAGGCGTTGGCTGAGGGTACCCGAGACGCCGCAAGACAACTGGCAACCTGGGTTGGTCTCGGGCGTGAGGCGGCGAAATTGCCGCTCAAACCCACTTCGGACGAGTTCAACAAGTCGCTATCAAAGCAGCTCGACACGCTGCGTGGCCAGAACATCGAGATCAAGAAAGGTGTGCGCGCGCGGATCGAGTTCGAGGCGATCACTGATGCTGGTGTGGAGTCTGTCGATCAGTTGAGCCAGGCGTCGCGCGATCTGATCGACGCGGTAGTCAGGGAGACAGAGGAAAACAAGAAACTCAAGGCCAGCCGCAAAGACGCGACGAGCGAGAGCACCAAAGCCAAAGAAGCACTGAGGGCCGCAAAGGAAGCCGCAGCAGCGTGGCGCGAGGAGAGCGCGGCGGCAGCGGCGGATTTGGCGGGTCCGCAGGCGCAGGCAGTCGCCGCCTACGAAAAACAGATCCGCGAAATGGCTGACCTGGTCAGCAAAGGCGCCATCAGCGTCGACGAGTTCAACGCGGCTGCGAATGTCCAAGAGCAGGTGCTGAACCGGGCCACAATTGCAGCCCAGGCACAGTTGTCGCCCATCGACCAGATGCTGGCGGACTTGCGCTTTGAAGCCACGCTTATCGGCCTCAGCAATACCGAGCGCGAAGTCGAGATTGCGCTGCGCCAAGCGGCACTATCGCTCCAGCAGCAGGGCATCGACAAGGATTCCGCCGAAGGCAAGTCAAAGCTCGCGCTCGTGGCCGCGAGCGCGCGGCAGAACGCCGAGCAAACGAGGCTCGCAGACACTGCCCAGCAGGCCGCTGAGGAATACCAAAGCGCCTGGCGCAACGCGACCGACAGCGTATCGCGTGCATTTGGTGATCGGGTCACCGGCGGCATCGACTTATTCAAAAATTTCGGTAAGGCGCTCAAAGACATCCTGCGTCAGACGCTGAGCGATCTGATCGCGATGATCGTGCGCTCGAATGTGACTAGGATGTTGGCTGGGCTCACGCCTGTTGCGGCGAACGCCGGCACGCCGGGTGCCAATGTCACCGGTGCCGTGACAGGCGCTGTAGGGTCGGGCGGCAGCCTGCTCGGCGGCATCACCCAAGGTGGCGGGCTGGTCGGCAATTTGCTGGGCAGCACTTTCGGCACGCTGGGCGGCACGCTGGCGGGCCTTGGTGGTGCGCTCGGCGGCTTCGGTGCGGGCCTGACCGTGGCCGGTAACGCCGGCCTGTTGGCGGCCGGACAGTTCGGCGTGGCCTCGCTGGCAGCCGGCAATCTGGCAGTAGGCTTCGGCGCGCTGATTCCGGTTGTCGGCGCTATTGTCGGCGCCGCCGTGCTGGTCAACAGCTTGACCGGCGGCGGCCTGTTCGGTACCAAATTCAAAACTGTATCCAGTGGCATTGATTTCACCATCGGTGACAGCGGCGCCAGCGGTTTCGAGTTCCAGAACCAGACCAAGAAAAAAGCGCTGTTCGGCGGCAAGAAAAAGCGCACGCTCACATCGGCACTGGATGAGGACGCGCAACAGGCAATCGACGATCTGTTCGCACAGCTCACCCAGTCGCTGGCGGAGGCGGCGAAAACGCTGGGTGTTGAGGTTCCGACATTGATCAGTGGCAGCTTCCGCCAGGAGTTCGACAAAAAGGGCAACCTCGGGAAAGAGTTCAGCACCATCGCCGGCCGTGTCTACAACGAGTCCCAGCAGGCGTTCGCGCAGCGGTTGCAGGCGGAAAACATCGTCGCGCTGGTCGATTCCGCGCTGAACCTAGACGAGCTGGGAAGTGCGCAGGACGAGGCCTCGCAAATCGCCGAACGCTGGCGCGGCAGTGCTGAGCGGTTGCTGGCCGGTGCGCAATTCCTGCTGCTGGCCACCACTGACCTGCGCAACGGCTTCAACCTGTTGGGCACCGGCACGCTGACCGGCATCACCGCCCTGATAGAAGACCTCGCCAAGGCCGGCGAGCCGCTGGCGCAGGCATATGCGCGTGTGTCGGTGAGCACGCAATTGCTGGAACAGGCGCTGGACCTGTCGGGCGTGACGCTGACAAAAACGCGCGATGAGTTCGTGCGCTTCGCTGTCGATATCGCCGACGCGGCCGGCGGGCTGGATCGCGCCCAGGCGCTATGGTCGGACTACTTCACACGGTTCTTCAGCGAAACCGAACGCGCACAACTCGCGCTCAATGATGCGTTGGCCAACGCGGCGACCCAGTTCACCGACATCAATCTCGATGCCACCGCCTTCACCGGCGACGGCGGCGCCGAGGCTTTCCGCGCCCTGTTCGAGCAGGCGCTGCCGACGCTGAGCGCCGAGGCCGTGGTGGAATGGCTGGAGGCCGCCAATGCGCTGGGCCTGGTACTCGACGCCACCAGCGCGCTCAACGACTCGCTCGATGCTACCGCGACCGCCGCCGATGAAGCCGCCGCGCTGGCTGAGCAGCTGGCCGGATTCATGGACAGCATCACCGATCAAGCCCGCGACGCTGCCGACGCACTGGCAGATTTCGGGCTGTCAGACCTGGCCGTTGGCTTAGCGCAGGTGGCGCGCGAGACCGGCCGAGCTATCGATGCAGCGACGGCTCTGGGTGCCACCGAGTCCGATTTCGCTGAAATACGCGATCTCGGCGCCGCACGTGCTGAGCTGATTCAGCGGCAGGCGCTGGCCAATCTGGCTATTCTGTTGGACGGCGTTTCGCAATCGCTGTTCGATCTGGATGTATCGCCGCTTGAGATCGAGCTTGCCCGCATTCAGCGCGCAATGAGCGACACACTCGCTCAGGCGAGCGCGCTGGGCGCGACCGAAGCCGAGCTGGCGCGCATTCGCGAGCTGGGCGCGCGGCAGGCGGAGCAGGCGGCGGCTGCGCAGCGCGCCCAGCTCACGGACCTGCTCGGCGGTGTGTCGCAGTCGCTGTTCGAGCTGGATGCGTCGCCGCTTGAGATCGAACTCGCTCGCATCCAGACCGCGATGCAAGCCACGCTGGATCAGGCGAGCGCGCTGGGCGCGACCGAAGCCGAGCTGGCGCGCATTCGCGAGCTGGGCGCGCGTCAATCTGCCGCCGTGATCGAGACCGAAGTGCAGCGACTGCGCGATGCGTTTGTCCAGCTCGCGCAATCGATCGGTCAGACCCGGCAGAGCATCGCAGACGACATCCTCAGTATTCGCCGCCCGCAGCTTGGGTTCAGCGAGTCCGGTTTCCAGTCAGGTCGTATCGACGACCTGCGCATTCAGCTCGACGGCGCGGTCGATCCGCAAGAGCGCATTGGCCTGATCGATCAGATCAGGCAGGCCACCTTGGCGCGCTTCAACGCCGAGCTGGCTGCGATCCAACAGACGGATCAGGCACAACAGCAAGCGTCACAGGCTGCCCAGCAGGCGATCGCTGCGCAGCGTGAGGCGCTGTTGCGGCTGCGCGATTTTGCCGACGGTCTCGGGCTGTCCAGCAACTCGCCGCTGACGGCATCTCAACGGTTGGATGTCGCACGCTCGCAATTCGACAACCTGTTGGGGCGCGCGCGCGGCGGCGACACGGATGCGATCGGCAGTTTGCAGCAGGCTGCCGATGCGTTGCTGTCGGAAAATCGCACCGTTTTTGGTGTGTCGCAGATTGCAGTCGACGAGTTCAATCGCGTTCAGCAGGAGCTGCGGTCGATCGCTGGCCAAGGTGTGCGCGGTGTCGCATCGTTCAACGATCCGTTTCAGCGCGCGAGCATCGATACCGCAAGCCGCATCGCACAGTTGCAGGCCGATGCGATCGGTGAATTGCAGTCGCTCGACGATACGCTCGCCGCGCTGCGTCTCACGCAAGAAGCGCAGACCGAGGGCAGCGTCGATGCGCTACGTGCGCGCTTTGACCAGGCCGAAGTGCACAAGGATGAGATCGTCGCTCACATCCTTCCAATCGTCGATGCAATAAGCCAGAGCAAGGCGACCGGTGATCAGCAGCTCGCGGAGGCGCGTCGACAGACCGAGGCGCTGCAAGCGGTACTCATCGGTATCGATGGCCAGCAGACTGCGACCGGCGCGTTCCTGGACAAGTTTCTCGTCTGGATGGGCCAGCAAAAGGACCAGGTGGATCAGCAGCAGGCCGAGATCGAGCGCATGGCGCGCGCGATCGAGACGGCGGTAAAGGCGGTGCGCGCATGATCGACGATCTGCTCCGCTCCGGCGATCCTATTGTGGTGCTGCTCGAAGCCGAGTCCAGCGCTGGGCCGCGTTACGCCAGCAACAGCGGCTACGTGAGCGCGCATGACGACGCGACGGCCGCCAACCGGGCGTATCCCGATTGGTTGATCGGCGTGCCGGAAATCCGCGAGGAACTGCCTGCCGAACTGTTCGGCAGCTCAACCGTGGGCTGGTCAGAGGCGGTCTTGAGCAACCCCGCTGGCATTCGCGACGGTTGGCTCGATGAGGCGTGGGACGGCCGAGCCGTGCGGCTGCTGGTCGGCGCACCGAGCTGGACGCTGGCGCAGTTCGTACCGGTGTTTGCGGGCGTGGCCACCGGCCTGCAAGCGACCGGCGAAGGCGATCTGCGCTTGCTGATGAGCGACTTCCGCGAGCAGCTCAATCGCCCCGTGCAACCCACGCTGCTGACCACCGGCCCCAGCGCCAACGAGCCCGCGCCTATCGTGCTGGGCAGCGTGTACAACATCGAGCCGCCGAACACCGACGCCGCACTGCACCGCTACCCCGTGCATGACGCCGCCGTGACTGCAATCAGCGATGTGCGCGTCGGTGGGCTGACCTCATCGCATACCAACGACCTGGCCAACGGCCATTTCGATCTGGGTGTGACGCCGGCTGGCCGCGTCACGGCCGACGTGACCGGGCCGCTTTCAACCGCTGCAGAAATGCTAGTGGAAGTCGCGTCTCGCGCCGGTTACAGCAGCTTTGACACCGCCGGCCTGGCTGCATTCGCCAGCGCCGCGCCGCAGCCGCTGGGCCTGTACGTGGGCGAGCGTCGCAACGCCATCGACGTGCTCGACGACATCGCCGCCAGCGTCGGCGCATGGTGGGGCATCGATTCGTTGCAACAGATCACCGCCGCCGTGTCCGGCATCGGCACGCCGGTGCTGACGCTGACCGCTGACGATGTGGTGCAATACGGCGTCGAGCTGACCGATGTGGTGCTGCCTGCGTGGCGCGTGCGCGTGGGCTATCGCCGCAACTGGGCAGTGCAAACCGACGGACTGTTCGCTGCCGTGCCGGAGGATGCACGCCAGCGCTTCGGCCGCGAATACGACGTTGCAGAGGCGAACGATCCTGCGGTGCAGACGCTGCACCCGCTGGCGCGTGACCCCGACGTGGCCGGCACGCTGCTGGTGTCGCCAACCGATGCCGCTGCCGAAGCCGCCCGCCGCCTCGCGCTGTTCGGTGTGCCGCGCCGGCTGTACCGCGTGCGCGCTACCCGCCGCGCCTGGCCGCTGCGTGCGGGCCAGACGGTCACGCTCGACTACTCGCGCTATGGGCTGGCCGGTGGTGTCGATATGCTGATCCTGCGCGTATCGCGCCGGCTCGACAGCCACATCACGGAGCTGACCGCAATGTCGTTGTCCGACGCGTACGTCTGGGGTTTTAATGGCTCAGCGGAGGGGTGGGTAGCCGTAAACGCGACACTGAGCGTGGGGCCGACGTCGATCACTCTGGACCATGCGCCCGGCAGCGGCGACGGGCAACTGGTGTCACCGGCATCGCTATCGATCGCCGGGGCTACGCATTTCGTCGTGCGTGCGCGCGTGCGGCGCATAGCGGGCGCTGGCTGGGACGGGACGCTGTTTTACGTCACCCCGTCTCATAACGCCAGCGCGTTCTTTAACCATCGTGTTCCCACAGACCCGACTGTGATCAACGAGTGGGTCGTGATTACGTGGGACATGTCGCAGCAGGCGGTTGGCGGCACCGACTGGGTCGACAGCATCATTGACCGATTTCGTATCGACTTGGGGACGACTGTCGCCGACGCCTTCGAGATCGACTGGGTCGCGATCCGATGACGCTCGCGATATCACGGAGGACGCTGTGGGGCTGATCATCATCCCGTGCTCGCTCACCGACGACGCCGTGCTCGCCAGCACGCCCGCGGCCGTGTCCGGGCTCGGCCCCGACAACCTGAAACTGTCGGATCGCGGATTGATCTGGCGCACTCTGGGCGACGCCGCCAGCGTCAGCGTCGAGCTACCGGCGATCCGCCGCATCGGAGGGATCGTGCTCTGGCGGCACACGCTCACGTCGCAAGCCACATGGCGGGTGCGCATTTGGTCCAGTGCGGCACAGACCGGCGAGCAGACTTACGACAGCGGCGCGGTTCAGGCGGTGCCACCGAAAGCGCTGGGCGATCTGGACTGGGGCATCGATCCGCTCGGCACGTCGATCGACGGGCAAGATTTCAGCCCGTTGATCCTGCCCGGCAACGTGGTTGCGCGATCACTGCTGATCGATATCACGGACACGGGTGCGGCCCGGATCGAGGTCGGCAGGCTCTTTGCTGGCGAGGCAGTCGCCCCTGAGATTACGTTCGGCTGGGGGTCGAGCGTCACCTGGGAGCGTAATCGCCGCGCAACCCGCACCGCATCCGGCGGCCTGCGCGTCGAATCCGACCCGCCGTATCGCGTGCTGCGCATCGATCTGGGCCACATCACTCCCGACGAGCGCCGCACCTTCGCCGACCTGCTGCGCGATACGGGTAATGCACGCGAGTTGTGGATCAGCGCGCGACACGGCGAAGGCGGGCGTTTCGAGTCCGACCATGCGCTGCTCGGGTACCTGGCCGACAACCCCGCACTCACCCGCGAGCAGGGCGTGCGGTACACCTTGCCGATACAGATTGAGGAATCCTGATGGCTGACTGGTCCGACATTGAATTTTCGTTCGCCCAGACCGACTACATCAGCGATCTGGAGCTTTTGCGCATTCTGTCGCAGGCCGTCGCGACCGAGGTTGAGCAGGCTCGCGGTGGAAGCGCATCGCTGAGCGCGCGGCTGGCGCTGCTGGTTGCCAGCAGCGGGCTCGTCGCAAATCTGAGCGCTGGCGGGTGGCGCATCACCGGTCTGGGCGACCCGGTCAACCCACAGGACGCCGCCACGCGCGCATGGGTTGCCGCGCAACTGCTTGGCGGTGGCTCGCCGGCCGACATCCCGATCACATCGCTCAACGTCGGCACGCTGGCCGACGGCGATGTCGCCGTGCGCAGCGGCGCCGGTATTGCTGGCCGTTCGCTGGCCAGCATGTCTCTTGATGATTTCGGTGCCGCCGGCATCCCTGACGGGTATGTGCCGGTCTCGCTCACGCAAGGCGTTGTGTTCGTCCCGCTGAATGCGGCGGCCGTTGGGCTTGGCAACGTCGACGACGTCGCCGACGGCGACAAGCCGGTGTCTACGCCGCAGCAGGCCGCGCTCGACGGCAAGGCATCGCTGAATGGCGCCGCGTTCACTGGTCCCGTGACGCTGGCAGGAGTGTTGGCTGGCTATCTCGGCGTGCCGATGGTGACGCGTGCGTCCGGATACGTGTACACGCGAGCCGACTTAGGCTGGGGTGCGCGCAAGGCGACCACTGCCGCACACACGTACACCATTCCGGCGGACGCCACGGAAGCGTTCACTGACGATGACGACGGCGTCATTGTCGCCGGTTTCAACGCGGCCGCCTCGGGCAACATCTCCCTCGTTGGAGCGTCTGGCGTGACGCTACATCTGGCCGGCACTGCGACGACCGGCACTCGGACGGTAGCGCCTTGGGGGGAATTCACCGCAGTCCGCGTCGGCGCAAATCGGTGGTTCGTCGCCGGGCCGGGGGTGACGTAATGGCTGGTGCGTTGACTCTATGGGGGTTTGGCAAGGGCGCTGCGGTTCCTGGCGCTCCGACCATTGGCACCGCCACGCCTGGCAACCTGTCGGCGACAGTGACGTTCACCCCACCGGGAGACAATGGCGGTAGCCCGATCACGAGTTATCAGGTGCGCGACTTTTTTAACACGCTGTGGGGCAGCGGCGCCGGTTCGCCTGTTGTCGTTACTGGCCTCGTGCGCGGTGTTTCGTATCAGTTCAAGGTGCGAGCCGTCAATGCTGTTGGCGGGGGGCTGGACTCTGCGTTCAGCAACGGCTTTGTTGCATTCACAGTGCCAGGCGCTCCGACGATCGGGACGCTCACAAAGACTGGAGCCGGCGCTGCCAGCGTGACGTTCACCCCACCAGCGGACGATGGCGGTAGCTCGATCACGAGCTATTCGGTCGAGTTCGGAGACCATCTGGGCAACAGCGTCACCGCGACCGGAGCGGGCTCGCCGATTGCGACGAGTGCGCTGGTTGTTGGCCGCACGTACTGGGCCAAAGTCAGAGCGATCAATGCTGCAGGCTTTGGTGCGATTTCCGCACAGTCCAACACAATCGTTGCTTAGTAGGAGGCAAGCATGAACGCGCGAATTGAGACACTTCCGGCCGGCGTAACCGCCGTGGTGCTTGCTCCGTTGACGTCGATCCGATGGGACCCTGAGACCGATACAGGGTCGATCATGTTCGACACCAGGCGCTTCCTCAGCGATGCGCAGGGTATCGTGATACCTGGGCGATCGTTCGAAAGTTCCGGCAGTTTCAGCATTGCGCTCGATCAAATTCTTGCGCGGCGCTTCGCACCGGCCGGCGTACTCGATCCGGTCACAGGGGCCGATCTGTCTTCCATCAGTAGCGCTGGCGTGATGTCGATTCTCAAGGCTGCGTTCGACGCCATTTACAACGAGCAGTTTCCCCAGCCCACCGCGTAGGGTTGGACAAAAGCGAGGCAGCGGCCCGACGTTAGCGCGTCGAGCCGCTGCCCTTACCACGCGAATCTCCCGCGTGCTCAGGCCAAGGCCTCGCCACCTCCGCGGAGGCGAAGCGACTGTGGCATGGTGCAATCTCAGGAGATGAGACGTGGTCAAACCGATTGTTTCTTGGCCTGGCGGAAAGCGCCGACTGGCCCCGAAGCTGCTTCCGCTCTTTCCCAACCACACATGTTACGTCGAGCCGTTTGCTGGCGGCGCTGGGCTGTTCTTCCTGCGTCCTGAGCCCGCGAAGGTTGAGGTGCTCAACGACATCAACGGGGAGCTGGTGAACCTCTACCGTGTGGTTCAGCACCACCTGGACGAATTCGTCCGGCAGTTTCGTTGGGCGCTGTACAGTCGCCAGTCGTTTCTCTGGGCCAAATCGCAGCGGCCCGAGACCCTGACCGATATCCAGCGTGCTGCGCGCTTTTTCTACGTCCAGAAGGCTGCCTTTGGGGCGAAGGTGGTAGGCCAGACCTTCGGCGCAGGCCCTAGCGCACCCCGCTTGAACCTGACAAGGCTCGAAGAGGACCTGAGCGCAGCCCACTTGCGCTTGGCCGGCGCTGTGATCGAGCACCTGCCGTGGCAGGACTGCATAGCGCGCTATGATCGCGCCGGCACCTTCTTCTTCCTTGACCCCCCCTACTGGCAGGTGGAAGGTTACGGTGTCGAGTTCGACCTGTCTCAGTACCAGTCGCTGGCCAGTACTATGCGCACGCTCAAGGGCAAAGCCCTACTGACCGTCAACGATCATCCCGACGTGCGCGCGGCCTTTGCCGGCCTTCGGTCTGTGCGTGTCACGACCCGGTACACCATCGGCACCAGCGCGGCCAGCCGCGCCGCCGTCCGTGGCGAGCTGGTCTTCCGCAACTGGTGATCAACCACCCTTCGAGCGGCCTACAATGCCCCTTCAACCTCTATGCAAACCAAGTGGCGCGTGTTTACAAACCAAGTGGCGCCTTACACCCCCCTTGAAACCCCCCACCCCCGCCCCATCTTGCTGGGGCCGCCGGGATGCTTTCTCACGGGCGCTTGGCGCGCTATCATTGGCACTCATGCGGGGGGAGTGCTAACAAGCCCCTCGTTTGTTCACGAAAAACAACCGTTTAAGAGGACTCACATGAGCATCAAGCCGCTGTACGATCGCGTTGTCATCAAGCGCATGGAAGAAGAAAAAGTCTCCGCCGGTGGCATCGTCATCCCCGATTCGGCCACCGAAAAGCCGCTCAAGGGCGAAGTCGTCGCCGTCGGCGAGGGCAAGGCCCTGGACAACGGCACGCTGCGCGCGCCCAAGGTGAAGAAGGGCGACAAGGTGCTGTTCGGCAAGTACGCCGGCACCGAGGTCAAGCTCAACGGCGTCGACCTGCTGGTGGTCAAGGAAGACGACATCTTCGCCATCCTTGGCTGA